CCGTACAGCATACAAGTCGTGTAAGAACATGGGTACAAGCTCAAAAGAGATATACTATTTCTGGTATGGACGGAACAGAACCAATCAAGCAGCCTAGTCGGAGCGATTTGGAAGATGGCTTCCGTTCCTTTTTGGATAGTGGCGGCTTCCAAGGCAAAAGACCAGACAATGATTCACGAAAAACAGATGCCTAATGGTTGTACAATTAACCAAAAAAGAAATAATCAAAGAGGTAGTTAAATCTGGTAAAGACCCTGTTTATTTCATTAATAATTATTGTAGGATTTCCCATCCTCTTAAAGGTTTAATTCCTTTTAAAACTTTTGATTACCAAGACGAGTTACTAGAAGATTTTAATGATCACCGCTTTACAGTAATTCTAAAAGCAAGACAGCTTGGTATTTCTACGATTGTTGCTGCCTATGTTGTGTGGCTAATGCTTTTCCACCGCGACAAGAATATTCTTGTCATGGCAACTAAATTCAGCACGGCAGCCAACTTAGTTAAAAAAGTAAAGATGATTATGCGGAACTTGCCTGATTGGATTCGCATTGCAAACATCTCAATCGATAATAGAACAAGCTTTGAGCTTTCAAATGGCTCTCAGATTAAAGCAACATCCACGTCAGGTGATGCTGGTCGTTCCGAAGCACTCTCACTTCTCGTCATTGATGAGGCTGCACACGTTGATGGACTAGATAAACTTTGGACTGGTTTGTATCCAACGCTATCAACAGGTGGCCGCTGTATTGCTCTATCCACCCCTAACGGTGTTGGTAACTGGTTTCATAAAACATATGTTGAAGCTGAGCAGGAAGAGAATAAGTTCAAACCAATCTGTCTACCTTGGAATGTACACCCAGAGAGAGACCAAGCTTGGTTTGAAGAAGAAACAAAGAATATGTCTCGCAGACAGATTGCTCAAGAGCTTGAATGTAATTTCAATACATCAGGCGAAACTGTACTTCACCCTGATGATCTGGAAAGAATACAAAACAGCATAGTAGATCCGAAACATAGAACTGGTTTTGATAGAAACTATTGGATCTGGGAAGAGTATCAAGCTGATAGTAATTACATGGTTGTGGCAGACGTTGCTCGCGGTGATGGAGCAGACTATTCTGTTTTTCATGTTTTCAAGCTTGAAACAATGGAAGTAATAGCGGAATATCAAGGAAAGCCTTCACTCGATATGTATGCCAATGTTCTTAACCAAGTTGGGAAAGAATACGGTGATGCTCTTATGGTTGTCGAAAATGTCGGTATTGGAATTTCTGTTTTAGAAAAACTCGTTGAGCTTGAGTATCCAAATATTTATTACTCTATAAAAGGTACTCATGAATATGTTGACCCCGCTTCAGCAAACTTAAGCAGGAATGCTGTAGCTGGTTTTACCACTTCTTCCAAAACAAGACCACTGATTGTTGCTAAGCTTGAAGAATTTATAAGAAATAAACTAATTAACACATATTCTGTTCGTTTGTTTAATGAGTTTAAGACTTTTGTTTGGAATAATGGGAAGCCACAGGCGATGCGAACTTATCATGACGATCTAGTCATGTCTTTAGCTATCGGTTGTTGGGTAAGAGATACTGCATTGACAGTTAATCAAAGAAATGTTAATTATAAGAAAGCATGCTTAGAATCTATCATATTTAGTAATACAAAAATCAATACACAGATACCGGGACAGCTTGGTTATGATAAAGACTTCGCTCAAAAAATGAAAGAACAACATACTGAATATCAACAATATTCATGGCTCTTAAAAGGATAGTTAAATGGCTGATCAAAAAAGAAATCCAAGAAATGTAGAATCTAATTTATTTAGAAGGCTTACTAAGCTTTTCTCTGGTCCAATAACGAACTACCGTTCACAGATCACAAGAGACTATAAAAGATCACAGTTAGATTATTACGCTACGAGATTTAAGAGTGCATCAGGGCAACAGTTTAAGAAAAGTGGTTATGATCCATTTTCACAAATTAACACTGCTGCTATGGCCAACCAGAGAAGAGCAGAAAGGTATACTGATTTTGATCAGATGGAGTATACTCCAGAAATTGCATCGGCCCTTGATATATACGCAGATGAGATGACAACACACTCATCTTTGCAGCCTATGCTGTCTATTAAGTGCTCCAATGCAGAAATAAAAGCAATACTAACAACACTTTATCAAAACATCTTAAATATTGAATATAATCTGTTTGGTTGGTCTCGTACAATGTGCAAGTATGGAGACTATTTTTTGTATCTAGACATAGATGAGAAATTAGGAATTAAGAGCGTTATTGGTCTTCCATCTGCAGAAGTCGAGAGACTGGAAGGAGAAGATAAGACAAATCCAAATTATGTTCAGTTTCAATGGAACTCAGCCGGCATGACTCTTGAGAACTGGCAGGTCGCTCACTTCCGTATTCTAGGAAATGACAAGTATACTCCATATGGCACTTCTGTTCTTGAAGCTGCTAGGCGTATATGGAGACAGCTTATTCTAATGGAAGACGCAATGATGGCTTACCGAGTTGTCCGCGCACCAGAAAGAAGAGTATTTTATGTAGACGTTGGCAATATTCCTCCATCTGATGTTGAGCAATACATGCAAAAAGTCATGACTCAGATGAAGCGAAATCAACTTGTAAACGCTCAAACTGGCCGTGTTGATCTTCGTTATAATCCGTCGAGCGTCGAGGAAGATTATTTCATTCCAGTTAGAGGCGATACTTCTTCCAAGGTAGAGACTTTAACAGGAGGACAGAACACAGCAGCCATTGATGATGTTAAATATTTGAGAGATAAATTGTTTTCTGCTCTCAAGATTCCTGCTGCATACTTGACGCAAGGCGATGCTGTCAACGAGGACAAGACAACACTTGCCCAGAAGGACATTCGTTTCGCAAGAACAATCCAAAGATTGCAAAGAGCAGTTGTTTCTGAACTAGAAAAGATTGGCATTATTCACCTGTATACACTTGGCTTTAGGGGTGACGATCTTTTGAACTTTAAGTTATTCCTCAACAACCCTTCAAAGATTGCGGAGCTTCAAGAACTAGAACATTGGAAAGCAAAATTTGAAATTGCAAGCAATGCAGTCGAAGGCTACTTCAGTCGTAGGTGGATTTCAGAACATCTTTTCAGTATGACAGAAGAAGAGTTCTTGAGAAACCAGAGAGAACTTTTCTATGATAAGAAATATGACGCTCAACTCAATGCTGCGGCAGAAGCGGCTGGACAGGCAGAGGCCAATCGAATTGCGCCACCGTCTGACGGAGGCTTGTTTGGCGGTGGTGACCTCGGTGGTGCTCCACCGGAAACAGAAGCTGGAGGGGAGCTTCCGGGTGGCGCAGCTGGAGGAGGAGAACCAACTGGAGCAGACACTGGAGGCGCAGCAACTGAAGAGCCAGCCGGCGCAGAGGCTGGGACCGGCTCATCCTTACTGGCAGTACCGCCAGCAAAGAGAGATATTGATGAGGAGGATGGAAGAAAAACAGCTAAAAAACCATCTGGCTATGGGCGATCAAAGAGTATGCGCAACACAGCAACAGGAGAATTTGGTACTTCTAGAACAATAAATCTTGGTTGGAGTGGGGTAAATGGTATGAAACCCCTTTCTCAAGGGATTGTTGAAGAAGAAGCTTCTATTTATGAAAGAAGGCAACTTTTAGAAGAAAGGTCTATTCTGCAGACAAACGATGAAATCCAAAAGCTTTTAAAAGGCTTAGAAACAAAGGAATAAATTATTATGAGGCACAATAAAAAGAGAAATACTGCTTTTTTATTTGAAACTTTAATATGCGAGTTAACCAAAGCTATTGTATATGGGGACTTGCAGAAGCAGAAGGTTACAAGAAGCATTATCTCTAAGTACTTCTCCAAAGGCATGCCTCTGCATGAAAACCTGTCTACATATATGACAATACTTGATACTAGAGGTGAAGAGAAGAACTTTGCAGAAAGAATTTTAAATGAGATGAAGTCGCAGAGAAAGTTCATTTTGGACGATACAGTGTTTGAAAGTCAGTCTGAGTTAATAAAAGATATGAATGTTGAGTATTCAAGAAATGTGTTTTCAAACTTTGTTCCAAATTATAAGAGCCTAGCAACAATCGCTCAGATGTTCAATCAAGAAATGCCAATAAAAGAAAAGGTTCTTCTTGAGACAAAGATTATAAATTTTATGTGCTCTGAACCGGAAGCAAGGAAAGAGGAAAACTTACAGCCTATAGATAATTTAGTTTACAAAACATTTGTTCAAAAGTTTAACGATAAATACTCTGATTCCCTCCTTAGCGAACAAAAAGTTCTTCTAAATCGTTTTGTTGGCTCGTTCCAAGATAATGGATTAGAACTCAAAATCTTTTTAAATAGTGAAGTTGGAAGACTAAAAGAAGCTATGACTAAATGCTTGGAGGTGAGAGAGATAGTTGAAGATCAAGCGATGCTTCAGAATGCAAAAAGAATTATTGAAGAACTTAGCAGTTTCTCTACAAGAGAAATAGATGACTCTATGATCAAATCAGTGTTGAAAATTCAAGAGCTAGTTAAGGAACTTGAGCATGGCAATTAAAATAAAAGTAAGCTCTAAGAAGAGAGACGAAAAACCAAAAGAAGCCCAAAAGCCAAATATCAAGTTGCAACTTGATATAAGAAGAACACTTGATGATAATTTAATTATCTCGGATCATCCTGATGTTGATATTGTTGTTTACATAAAAGAAAGTAAAATTGTTCTTTTTCCGAAGGAAGTGCTAAGTGAGGTTGTGTATGATACACAAGATCGCTTCTTTAAATTTATGGAAAAGAAAGGAATTGTTAATCCAGAAACAGTTAGAGGTGGAAACACGTATGGTTCAATGGAAGGCTTGTTTCTTTCTGGCGACGGTGGGAAAGAAGAATCTTTGCCACTTGTTATTTTAAATATAGAAAATTTCATTGATCAAGAAAGGCCACATTTTGAGTATGTTGAAAAATATAAAAAGATGGAAGATGAAGAGCTTCTTGAGCCCAGCGAAGAAGATTCGACAAATCTAGGTGAAGTTCCACAAGAAGAGACAAAGGGAAGTATTCGACCCGGCTATGGTGGAACGCGATCATATTATTTAAGTTATCTTTACGAGGCTCTTGGGTTGTGAAGCTCTTACTTGAAAATTGGAAGAACTTCATAAATGAAACAATAACATTTGGGATCTCCAAAGATATTGATAAAGATACGCTTGCTAAGATTTTTAAATGGGCAAATGTTTCAGACACTTCAAATATCGAGCATATAGGTTCTGCCTCTATGGGAAGTGCCTATAGGATAGATCAAAACAAAGTTTTAAAGATAACAAATGATATGTCTGAAGCAAACAGCGCTGGGATTTTAATTAAATCTGGCTTATCGCACCCAAACGTTTATCAAGTTTATAAAGTTGGTAAGTTTTTAGCAGATGGCAGACCAAGGTATGCTTTAGTGTTGGAGCTTTTACAACAGCCAACCGAACAGATGAAGTATGCAATGAGTTCTATTGATTCTCTAGTAAGACTAGGTAGATCTGGTGAGGGCCTATATTCTTGGGGCGGCTTTGGTAAAGATCCAAACTTAGATAAGAGAATAGATATTATAGCTATAGATGGCGAAAGTCGCCACGGCTACAATAAAGAGGAAATAAAATCCCACATTGATAAGCTAGCATCTGGTCTTACTTTTCTAAAAAAGAATGGAATAAGATTCTCAGATTTAAAAGCTTCCAACGTCCTGCAAAGAGATGGCGAGCCCGTGATCATAGATCTAGGAAGAGTTGGTCTTAGTAGGTATGTTGATATCGAAACTATTGATTAATCTGGAGTAATAATGGATTTATTATACTTTGTGTTGGCTGCTTATGGAATGACGCAGCTAATAGTTTATGGCTCAATCTTCAACAAGATAAGGCCAACAAAAGAATGGCTATATGGTTTTGGAGAGTTGTTTAATTGTCCAATGTGTATGGGTTTTTGGGTTGGGGTCTTTTTATGTGGTTTAAATGGCTTCACAGAACTATTTAATTATGATCATACTTTAGCAAATTATTTTGTTTTGGGCTGCTTAAGTTCTGGAACTTCATACATTCTAAATATGGTTTTTGATGATAGCGGAATTAAAATTAGGAGTTCACAATGACACGCATTCTAGCAAAGAGAAGTTGGTTTCTGCGTCCTGTTGCGCGCTGTTGTAAGGGAGCGAGTATCGAGCGGGTTGCGCCCGCTAATATTAATTAAGGAAACATAAACTATGAAGATTACGAAATCACAACTAAAACAGCTTATCAAGGAAGAACTTACAGCAGTTATGGAAGGTGAAGAGCTTTCCATAGATGCTCAAAAAATAAAAAGTTATGATTGGCCACGAGGGAAAACAAGCTTTGATGATGAAAAAGATGTACGTCCGAAGATCCAAGATGTTATTGGAAGCTTAGAAATATCAGAACCCGGAATGCTTAACTGGGATCGTTCAAAAGATCAGATTGTTTATCTTGGAAGAGATAAAAACACTGCATATTTCAAGACTTCAAATTCTGGTCACTACTACAAACTGGATATTTAATTATGGGAAAACAACTTTTACGAGAATATTATGAATTATGTGATGGTGGAGTTTGTCAAGATCTACTGACTGAAGCCGAAAAAAAGTATGTGGCTGAAGGTGGTATGATTCTTTCTGGCTGCATGCAGAAGTCTAATACACCAAATGGTAATGGACGTGTATATCCAGACAAAATCCTTCGAAGAGAAATCGATAATTATATGAAGCTCGTAAAAGAAAGAAGAGCTTTAGGAGAATTGGATCATCCAGATGACTCAGTAATCAACTTAAAAAATGCCTCACACATGGTTACTGATATATGGTGGGATGGCGATGCAGTCATGGGCAAGGTTAAAGTTCTTAATACTCCGTCTGGAAAGATCCTGCAAGCGCTTGTTAACGATGAATGCAAGCTTGGGATATCCTCAAGATCTCTTGGTTCGCTTGATGAATCAAAGGGTCACGCTATTGTGCAAGAAGATCTGCAATTGATTTGTTTCGACTTCGTTTCTGAGCCTTCAACACCGGGCGCATTTATGAGTCCAAATGCTAGGATTAGCGAAGGAAAACAGCCTAACATATTTACAAGAGCAGATAAAATTAATCGTTTGTTAAACAGCATTGTTGGTGACTTTAAATGAAGAAAAGTCAACTTGAAATGTTGGTCCGAGAAGCCCTAGAAGAGGGCTTTTTTTGGGATAAGCTTGTTCCAAGTCTTGTTCCAAATCCAGAAATTTATAGAAAGCATCGTGAACAGGCACTCATAGATCGTGGTTTTAAGAGGGCTCCACTGCGCGATCCTTTAGCGTTACCCGGTGGAGAAGAAATAGACAAAGATACTGGAAAGACATACGCAGAACTTACAGCTATCTGGAAAGCCAACGGCGGCGAACTGGACTATAGAGGTCGACCAAAAGAGATCGTTTATTATATTGATATCGATGGCATACGAAAAGAAAGAGAGCAATCGATTCCAATTGGAAGTTTGTCTCAAAAATTGAGAGCAGCAAGGAAAGTATAATTTTTCAGCACTATTTAGCATATATAAGGGAGAGTTATTATAATGTCAAGCATGAAAAGAGATTTAGAAATCCAGAGAATTGTTATTTCCGAAATTAAGATGGCAATTCTTGAGGAAAACATTCTTAATGAAGGTATATGGGACAGCCTTAAGAACGCATTCGCAAAGCTTGGCTCACTTGAGAAAGGCGGCTCAATGTTTGGAAAGTCAGAGAGATCCCAAAAAGCAAGAGAACAAGCAGAAGATGCTGCCTCGAAACTTGAAACCAAAGCAAGCGCTGCATCTAAAGCTCTTGTCACAAGGCTCCGTGGTGACTTTGTTAAATCAGGTTACCCAAACCAAAAAGATAAATACGAATTTTTAGAGCAGACATATGAAATTGAAGCTTTATACGACTCCCTAAAGAAGTCTGTTGAAGATGGCAAAATGGATAGCTCTCTTGCCAATGAGTTAATCGAAGAACTTAGAATTCTTGTTAAAAAGTTCTTAGATTACGATTTAGCAGATGTTTATAAACACTTTAACGAGTCAGAAGACCCACTTAATGAAGAAGAGATTTCTGGAAAAGATAAATCTTCCACAACTATGAAGGGCCTTGAAAGCAACATGCTTCCAGCTATCTTGGCAGCCCTTGGAACTACTGGTATTCTTGGAAACGTATTTTTAAATTCTGATATATTTAAAAATCTTACGACACAGATTGTAAAAACAGGTGGCTCGCCAGCACAAGTTGTGAAACAAATTAAGCAAAAGGCTTTACAAATCGGACCACAAGCCGGAGAGGGAATGACGCAGATGGTCTCTAGACTTAGTGGAGTCCCTCTAGATCCTAACTCTACACTAGATCAGTTTTTCCAAGCTGCTGGAAAGATTGGAATTACACCTAGCAATATTGAACAAATTGGCGTTAATCTTGGAGCTGACTCTGGAGCTTACGCAACAGCTGCAAAACAAGTCGGAAACGCCACACTTGGCAAGGTGTTTGGAACAAGACCAGAGTTTTTCCTTGATAAGGGTTCAGAAGTTACAACACAAGTTTTTGATACTGTAATGAAGAATATCCCCGGCATAGCGGCTAAGACTGCTGTTAAGACTACAACTGCTGGGAAGATTGGCGCATTGGTTGCTCCTTATTTGGGTGCTCTGGGTGTTAGTTTAGTAGCGGCGGCAGCCGGCGTTAAGGCATTGAGAGTTAAAGGACAGAAATCATCTAGAGCGCAAGTTCTCAATGATCTTCTACAAAAGCTAGATTTTCTAAATGACAATGGTGGCGAAAGTGGTCCAAAGAAGCCGCCAATATTAGTAGATCCAACAAAAAAACCAAAAACAACAGAAATAGATCCTACTGAAGAGCCACCACCAGAACCATCACCCTTGGAGCCTCCGGTTAGGGAGCCAGAGGATGATCAAAGACAAATTACTGGCCCCGAAGACGATCAGAGACAAATTACTGGCCCTGAAGACGATCAAAGACAAATTACTGGTCCTGATGATAAGCCAGAGAAACCATATGGCTTCCCACTTTATAATCAGGGTGGTGTTGAAGATATAGTTAAGAAGTTCTTTAAAGATAGGAAACAGAGAGTTAGCCCTAGAGAACTAGAGATCTTCCTTGGCGAGATAGAAGATTGGCTAATGAATGCACGCAAGAGAGGAGCAGATTATTACGACATTCAAGACAGAGATTTCATGAACCTCGCAGAAAAGAATAGTAGAGTTAAAAGCCCGAACATACCGATTAAACGAAATGTAGCAAGAGGCTCTAGGGGTAGATCTTTAGATCGTTTCTTAATGACATACCTCAAAAATGCATCTTCTGCAGGCAGAAAGCAGGGAGGCCTAGGTATGTTCAAAAAACTGAATCCAAAAGAGCTTGCCAAGCTTAGAAAAATGATTGTTAAGTATGTTTATGATTATCTAGATAAGCAGGGTGCTCCAGTTCAAGAGTCGGAGGAAGACAACCTCATGCTCGAAAGGTGGAGTAGGCTGGCCGGCATTACAAACAAGAAGGTGCTATGAGAAAATCGGAATTAAAAAAGATCATTAAGCCACTTGTTAAAGAGTGTATAAATGAATGCCTTATTGAAGAGGGCATTCTATCCTCTATTGTCGCAGAAGTTGCTAAAGGTATGGGTGCTCCGCTTATACAAGAGCAGGCTGCACCCCGTCCACTTTCAAAGCCAGTTTTTAAAGCAGAAACTATTGCTAGAAAGCCATCTATGAATGAAAGCAAAAAGAAGCTTTTAGATGCGATAGGCAATAGTGCTTATGGTGGAGTTGATCTTTTTGAAGGAACAACACCAGATATTCCAGAACAAAGATCGGAAGCTTCTATGGGAAGCCCACTTTCTGATGTTGATCCATCCGATCCCGGTGTAGATATATCTGGTATTATTGCACTTGGTGGATCAAAATGGAAAGCTTTTATGGGCTAATGACTATTTAAAAGAGCGAGGGATTTATTAATGGGTGACTCATCAACATTCAGATATACTTCTGGATCTAGAAAATTTACAAGAACAAGAAACTCTTTAAAGAAGTTTTCTTTTGCGATACCTGCTGCAGCATCGGCAATCGATAACGGCTACGAAACTGATGAAGCTTTAACAGTGCAAGTCAAAGCAGCGGACGAAGAAGTTTATATCAAACCTGAGTATCTTGTTATAAAAGTTTCTGGAATCGATACTGGCGGAACACCTGCAACAGCTCTTACGATTAGAATAACAACCGATGCTGCAGGAGACGATACTATTTTTCCAGACACACAAGCAACACTTTCTACAGGCGTTACCACCGCTACCACAGGCGTTGCAGCATATTCAATTGGTCTTCCTTTTGTAGATACAGCTAGTACAGCAACTACTTTTTATCTTTTCATAAAAACTGACGTAGCAGATCCCGTTGCTATTGAGTCAGCCGATCTTTATTGTATAGTGGAAAGTTTCTAAGATGGGTGTAGCAAGAATAGCAGTAGCAAGATCTGTTAAAAAGAATGCGACAGTTAGGCCGCCCTCTCCAACAGCTAGTTTTGTTTTAGCCGGCCAAACAATCAGTGCTAAAACATTTGACAAGTTTACTGATCGTGAAGGAATTATTAGAAGCTACGACGTTCTGCTAAGAACAAACGGATCTGCTACTGTCTCTGGCAGTGGCTTGGGACCGTATACGCTTTCCGGCACTGCTGATGGTGACAAAGGTGTTATTGCTCTAAGGGCCAAAGATGAAGACGGAAACACTGTTGCAACAGCAATCCATGTATGGGGTATCGAAAGTGGCGCATCTGGCGTAGCAACAGATGGGTCACAAGATTATTCAGCTTGGACCCTAATGTCGACTGATAATATTGTTTTATCACAAAATACCGGCCTTGCAACAAGTATTGGAATGAGCGGGAACGAAATCCAGTTTAGAGGCAGCGCAGCTTCAGCAGATGACAATCCAGATGATGGCGCTCAATATGCTTTCCAAATCAAAGACCCGGCAGATGATTCCATTGTCGTGCCAAAAAACGGGGGGATTATTGGTGTTGAATTTTACTTCAAGTTTGGCACTAATTTTCCAGACGCTGCAAATGAGTTTTTCTATTCTGGACTGTATAACGGCGGCGGCGGCTTTTTTGGAGGCTATAGGTATGAAACCACTGGCAAAGTAGCAGCTGGCTCTTATACTCTAGCTTATTCAGCAAACCACACAAATGTAACTGGAAATGTTTTTCTAGTTAGAGTCAGTGCCATGGACAATGCCTCTACAGGCAACGCTTTGGTCGGTCCATCGGAAGTTACAGCATTTGACGATGCTGTAACTCCTGCGAAGCATGTAGTCAGATTTTCTTCTACTAGTGCTTCCGACTTAGATTTTACGTTGTATCTTCTGCTATCGTTTGCTGGAGATGTTGATGTAACAGTTTACTATCGCTTGATGAAGGCACCAAGCAACCCATTCTAATAAAGAGGAATCATGAGCTACAGAGATAATTATGATAGAAGAAGGCCTGTTACTAGAAAGGTCCAGATGCCGAGCAAGGATCCATGTCATGTTTCGGTAGAGCGTAAAGGCAATGAGCCAATTGAGAGAACTATAAAAAGATTTCTAAGAAAAGTTAAGAAAAGCTATATATTAGAAGAACTCAGAGACAGAAGGTACTATGAAAAGCCCTCTGTTAAAAAGAGAAAAAAGAGAAAGCGTAGAGAAAAAGTTCTTAAGAAACTTGCAGAAAAACAAAACGCCTAACTAAACAAGTGGAATTTAAATATTCTTTGTACTACTTACTTGTGAAGAAATCTTCTTTTGGAGAAAATGTTAATGTCAACATTATTAGAACAAGCCATTATAGATGCGGCTGCACTCAAGGAAGCAGCCCTTAAGAGTGCTGAAAAATCAATTCTTGATAAGTATGCACCAGAAGTCCGTGAAGCTGTCACATCACTCCTAGAACAGGAGGAAGATGAGCTAGGGATGGGCCTAGAGGACGAAGGCGATGATGAGAGTGTAATCCCTTTAGGCGCAGAAGAGGGTGAAAAGCTCTGTCCTTGTCCAGACGATGATGAAGAAATTTATGTTGATCTTATTAATGTTTCCGATCTTGCAAAGAAGTTATCATCTGAAACTGAAACACCGGAAGATATTGCTGATCAAGTTACAGATGGTGGCGGAGAAGGTGAAGAAGAGATGCTTGAGTTAACCGAGGAGATGCTGGATTCTCTTGAGGAAGACGAACTCAATGAAGCAAAGAAGGCTAAAGACGGGATGGATGAAGAGATTGAAATTACGGAAGAAAATCTAGACTCCATCATGGAAGAACTGATTGTAGATATTAGACCTCAAAAGAGTGGTTGGGCTGGAACGCCTACTTCTACAATGGATTATTATGCGGAGCTTGAGCTAGCACGCCTCGCCTCAACAGAGGCTCAAGAAGAGATTGAGACTATGAAAAAGGCTCTCTCTAATATTAAGAAGGACTATGCTCAACTAAGCGAGAGCTTTGATTCTGTCAATGGCAGAAATAAAAAGCTCACCCAAACAGTTTCTAGCTTGAAAGATAAGCTTGAAGAAGTAAATCTTACAAATGCTAGATTATTTTACACGAATCGTGTGCTGAATAGCGACTCCTTGAATGAGCGGCAAAAGTCTAAAATTGTCGAAGCTATTTCAGAATCTCGTTCTGTAAATGAAGCGAAGATTGTATTTGAAACGCTTCAAAACGCAGTGGGTTCACATTCTACAAGAATGTTGCCAAAATCACTGAGTGAGGCGGTCAATAGAACTTCGACTTTGATGGCTCGTAGAGAACCATCAAGCAGTGCTGACACGTCTGCAGTCGAGCGTTTGCAAAGACTAGCAGGCATAACCAAACTTAATTAGGAGATTAACAAAATGTCTATTTTAGAGAAACTAACAGAAGGTATTGTTAATCGAGATCTCCGTCAAGAAGGTGCTGCTCTTCTCTCCAAGTGGGAAAGAACAGGGCTTCTGGAAGGTCTCGGTAGTGATCGTACCAAGCATACAATGGCTAGATTACTAGAGAATCAGGCTAAGCAGCTACTCAAGGAGGCAGCGGGTTCATCCATGGCCGCTGGCGACGTTGAGGGCTTTGCTGCTGTCGCCTTCCCGATTGTTCGCCGTGTTTTCGGTGGACTTATTGCTAACGATCTCGTTAGCGTTCAGCCGATGAGCCTTCCATCAGGTCTCATCTTCTTCCTCGATTTCACCTTCGGTGACACTCGTCTCGGTCAGACCGATGGCGATTCCCTCTACGGTGGTGGTGTCGTTGGTCAGGCTCTAACAGGTGGTGTTTCCCTAACGGGCGATGCTGCTGATGTTGGTCCTTACAACCTCAACAACGGCTTCTCCTCCGCGACTGGCTCAATCAGCATTAAAACTGGTTTTGTTGTAGAGGCTTCTGGTGTCGTTCAGAACCCATCTGACGCTACTTATCCTCTAACAACAGCACAGTCCGATAAGCTTAGCCGTCTTGTCCGTTATGATCCAGATCTTTCTGGCTCTACTGTTGTTGTCGTTTCTATGACCGGATCTTCAACCCTTACACAGCTTAATACTCAAGATCTTGTTGCTATTTCAGCTGGTGATGCGAAGGCTGTTAGAACTGGTCGTCTTGTGCGCCATCTAACCCAGCTTTCTTCTGGCTCAACTGGCGATCAGGCTCCGGGTCAGGCTGGTTACAAGGTTACGATGGTCTTCGAAACCACGGGTACAATGGGCATCGGTGGACCGGGCTCTGGGCTTGCTGTGGACAGCACAGACAACCTCTTGCAGCTTCTCACTGGTTCTGGTGTTAAGTCTTTTGATTTCCCAATCGTTGATAACTTTAACGGCACTGCGACTGCAGGTGCTTCACAGGCTATCGGCGCTGTCAGAGCTACTGATACATGGGGCCTTGAAGATAATGCAGATATCCCTGAGATTGATATCAAGGTTGATTCTGTCTCGGTCACGGCTATCACCAAGAAGCTCAAGGCTAAGTGGACACCAGAGCTTGGTCAGGATCTAAACGCCTACCACAACCTCGACGCCGAGGTTGAGCTAACCAGCATTCTCTCCGAGCAGATTGCTCTAGAGATTGACCGTGAGATTCTTGAGGATCTCATCAAGGGTGCTACAGCTGGCACCTTCTACTGGTCACGCTCACCGGGCCTCTTTGTGGATCGTGCAACTGGTGCTGAGGTCGGCGCATCTGCCAAGGCTCCTGACTTCACTGGCACGGTCAGCGAGTGGTACGAGACGCTGGTTGAGACAATCAACGATGTGTCCGCTCAGATCCATCGTAAGACGCTCCGTGGCGGCGCGAACTTTATTGTTACATCCCCAGAGATGGCTAACATCCTTGAGTTCACTGCCGGCTTCCGCGCTAGCGTTACTCACGATGCTGACCGTGGCACAATTGGTGCTGTCAACGTTGGCTCACTTTCTAAGAAGTTCGATGTTTACATCGATCCTTACTTCCCACGTAACCTCGTGCTCGTCGGTCGTAAGGGTGGCAGCTTCCTAGAGAGCGGCTATGTTTACGCTCCATACGTTCCACTACAGGTCACACCAACGATCTTCGGTGTCGAGGACTTCGTACCTCGCAAGGGCGTCATGACACGCTACGCCAAGAAGATGGTTCGTCCAGACATGTATGGTCTTGTTATCTGCCGTGGTCTCCTTGGTGAGTCTGGAGCCTGATAGCTTCTAGCTTAATCAAATAAGCTGGCCACCCTCATTTGAGGGTGGCCTTTTTATTTATAAAATACTACTTATAGTGAAGGAGCTTATAAAATGAAAGCATCTAAGTTTTTTAAACTGCAGAGAAGAAGAGCAGAGCAGGAAGCTGCTGCGGTCCCAACGCCTGTTGTCGAGGAGCCTGTTGTCGTGCCAGAGCCTGTTGTCGTAGAGAGCGAAACACCAGTTTTAAATGAGGCCGAGGAAGAAATAAATCCTAAGCCAAAGATAAGAAAGTCTAGAAGAAAGACAACTTCTGATAACTAGAGCTTTTTTATCTTTCATTTAACTACTTACTGTGTTAGGAGGGTTTATGCATGGCTATCCCAAAGTTAAGTCCGGTAAGTCAAACAAGCGCAGTTGTTTTGCCTTCGACTGGCTCGACTTATGATGTTCCATATGGCTGCCCTCTAGGTATTTACACTGGATCTATAGACTTCCTTTCTGGGGCGGCAGATCAAGTTGCCTATACTTACCAAAAGCTTGGCGGAGATATCTTAGATATTGAAGTTACTTCTGGTTCTGTTTATGCTAACTACGAAGAAGCTTGTTTAGAGTATTCTTATATTATAAACACTCATCAAGCAAAGAATATACTTGGTGATGTTCTTGGACAATCTACAGCAAGCTTCGATCATAACGGAGTGATAAAGGGTGGAGACGCTTTAAGTGGTAGCCACGTTGAACTAAGATATACAAAGTTTGACCTACGTTATCCAAAGAGAGTTGGCCCTTCGATTTCTCAGTATGCCGGTTTTGGTGGAACAAAGGAATATTATTCAGCTTCTGTAGACCTTGTAACTGGACAGCAAGACTATGATTTGCAATCTATAGTTTCTAGCTCAGCTGCCATTTCAGACTCTGGCCATCCATATGCTCTCAAGGTTGGTAATAATAGAATTACAATCGAAAGAGTATTTTACAAGACACCACAATCCATGTGGCGTTTCTTTGGATATTATGGTGGCCTTAATGTTGTTGGAAATGGTTCAATCTATGGATACGGTCAATATACTGATGATTCAACCTTTGAGGTAGTTCCTGTATGGCAGAATAAGATGCAAGCCATGGCCTATGAAGACCATCTTTACACAAGATTATCACACTATTCATACGAGATTCATAATAATAAAATCAGAATCTTCCCAGAGCCTGATGCTAATTTTGTAGAGAAGATGTGGTTTAACTTCACAATCGATAATGACGAGAACTCTTGGGAGGATCAAGAAAATCAAGAGACAGGCGTAAGGGGTATCAATAACATGAATAACCTCCCGTTCACAAATATACCTTATGATTCTATAAATGCCATTGGGAAACAATGGATTAGAAGATTTGCGCTTGCTCTCACAAAAGGTACTTTAGGCCAAGTCAGAGGAAAATTGGCTTCAATCCCAATACCGGGAGAAAGTGTTACTTTAAATGGTTCTGATTTGATCAACCAATCAAAAGAAGAGCAGCAAGCTCTTAGAGATGAGTTAAAGACAATATTGGATGATATGACTTACTCCAAGATCGCAGAGCAGGAAGCTGCCCTCTTAACAAGCGTTAACACTAGCAATAAATACGTACCACTATTTATTTATCAGGGGTAGTAAATGTCCACTAACAATAAATGGCTTCAGCCTGCACAACCTCCTCCTCCGCTTTTCACGGGGGAGAAGGAACGTGATCTTGTAAAGCAAATAAATGATGAACTAATAGAAAAAGTAATTGGACAAGCTGTTGTTTATTATCCTATAGATTTTGAAAGAACAAATTTTCATCAACTGTATGGCGAAGCAATACAGAAGACATTCCTGCCACCTATTCGGGTTATGGCTCTCATTGAGCTGAATAATTACAATTCAACCTATACAGAGAACATTGGAATAGACTTTGAATCAAACATAACAATACATTTCCACAGAAGAAGACTCACTGAGGATCAAGACCTTTTTGTAAGGCAAGGTGATTTTGTTTTGTATGGAGATATATTTTATGAAATTACACAGCTATCCGAATCCAGACTCTTCGGTCAGATTGACAACAGAATGGAAATAGCAGCTAAGTGTGTTGCAGTAAGGGAGGGCACTTTCAATGCCGAGTGATGAAACTATAGTTGGTAAAAGCAACCCACTTGTACGTGAGACAACACTAATGCCATCAGATACTGAGACTATAGACTTTGCTCTATATGATTGGATAAATGAAACAGTAAATCCATTTACAACAACTAATAAGGGATGGGAAAAAGTCCTTGTACGTTGGGTTAGTGGTGAAAGAAGTTGGCAGATAAAATCTGATAAAAATATAAGAGATGATAGTGGAAAGTTGATTCTTCCACTTATAACTTTGGGTAGAAATAGCATTCAGAAAGATCCTAATATGAAAGGTGTTGCTTGGGCACATATTGCCAATACTAATGACGCAAAAGGCGGTGCAAGTTCTTTAACAGTGTCAAGGCAGATAGGTCAATATAAGACTTCAAATTTTGCGAACGCAACAGCTAGAAAGCTCTATAATCAACAGACTTATCCGTTCAATAATAAAAAAGTTGTTTATGAAACAGTGACAATGCCAATACCTGTATATGTTGTTGTTAACTATACTATGTCAGTTCGGACGGAGTATATTCAACAGATGAATGAAATAATGAGACCATTCTTAACAAAAACAGGACAAATAGACAACTTCTTTATAACAAGAGATGGTCATAAATTTGAAGGTTTTCTCCAAGGTGATCTTTCAATGGAAAATAATGCAACAAATCTAGGAGATGATAAGAGATATTATATTAATAATTTAAATATAAAAATACTTGCTTATCTTATTGGTGAAGGTAAGAATGATCCTAGACCAAAAATTGTTGTCAGAGAAAATGCAGTTGAAGTAAAAATACCAAGAGAGCATGTTATTTACGGAGATATAAACGAATACCTAAAGAAAGGATTTTATAGAGACTAAAGAGAGATTCAGTTTATAATATACTATTTACTAACGAAACTAGAATCTTCGAAACAATCCTAAAGGAGAAAAGAAGTAATGTCAGATGCAAGAAAGTTTAAATTTGTTTCACCCGGTATCTTTCTAAGAGAGATCGACAACTCGCAGCTTCCTGCGATTGCCCCACAAGTTGGACCAGTCATTATTGGTCGTGCAAGAAAGGGGCCTGCTAATAGACCGTACAGAGTTCAGTCTTTTAGCGAATTCATTGATGTTTTCGGCGAACCAGTTGCTGGTGGCGCTGGTGGCGACTACTTCCGTCAGGGCAACATTGCTGGCCCTACCTATGGAGTTTACGCCGCTCAGGCTTATCTGGATGCACAGGTTGGCCCTGTTACGTATATTAGAACACTTGGTGAGCAAAACCCAGATGCTGATTCAAATGTTGTAGATGCACTCGCTGGTTGGCAGACAGCACAGGAGTTCTCTGGAGATCAGAACCTCAATGTAAGAATGCAGAAGGGTGGTGCATATGGCCTATTCATTGTTGGATCTGGCTCCAACCTTACTAACCTTACACAAACAGCTACTTCTGGAACACTTGCAGCTGTTTGGTATTGTAACTCTGGGTCCAGTCTTGTACTTTCTGGTAACTGTCGTCCACAGGATCACTCGACAACACCGTTCCCAGTATCAGGAGCGGCTATTATTATTGCATCTGACAGCACTTCTACTTTTACAGCAGAGGTTGTCGGCGAGAATACATCACTTTACAAGACAGAGTTTAACTTTAATAGAAACAGTGACAAATACATTCGAAAGGTATTCAATACCAATCCAACAACTGTCAATGGCACAGTAACCAACCAAGCTCTTCTTAAGAAGGGCGAGTCAAGATATTGGCTTGGAGAAACATACGATTCTTTCCTATTTGATACTGTAGGCTCTGACACTGGTACAGTTTACGGCTTTATTGCTGCCGTTAACTCTGGCTCTTCTGACTATGATACGGCTGGAACTACGCATTACGGAGATAGAAAAACAAGCTTTATTAACCCAAGAACCGGCTGGTTCTTCTCGCAAGATCTTGAGAATGTCGGCGGCGCTGGTAACCCAAATTACGATGCTACCAACATGACTAAGCTTTTCCGTTTCCATGGCCGCGATGGAGGAGAATACATCCAAGAGAGCTTTAAGATCTCTATCCAAGATATTAGATCTACACCAAACTCTTTTAGTGATTATGGTTCCTTTACAGTTGTTATCCGTTCCGCAAACGATTCGGATGCAAGACCAGTTGTTATCGAAAGATTCTCAGAATGTAACCTTGACCCACAGTCACAAAACTACATTGCTCGCAAGATCGGTGACCGTTATGTTGAATGGGATTACGTTGATGGTCGTGTCAGAGAGTATGGCCAGTTCGATAACCAATCGGAGATTGTGCGAATCGAAATGAATCCTGATGCAGCTGGTGCTGATCCAAGGCTTGTTCCATTCGGCGTATTCGGTCCCGTTAGAACTAAGGGCTTTATGATTCTTTCTGGTTCATCTTTGGGTCAGGGTGGCGCTGGAAAAACTAGAAATATTGTTCCTCTACTCGGTGGAACTTATTTCAACGGCGACACACAGACAAAAATTATTACTGGCTCTGTAGCACAGGCACAGGCTAGCTTTACTTTCGCAGAGGGCTCTGGTTCCGTAGCTTCTCCATGGTCGGCCACACAGGGTCTATACATTGAAACGGATACACAAGGCATGGAAATCCAGACAAACTGTGGTGGGACAGCTTGGGATGACGGTATGCAGTTTACTGCTTCTGTTTACTACCCGACAACTCTCACTCGTCTATCTGCCTCAGATCATGGAGTATCTAGACCAGCCGATGCTTACTGGGGCCTCCAAACTAACTACTGGACTTCCGATAGATCATCGACAACGTTCGATAGAGGCTATAGGGATTACCTAAGAGGTCTTCCTGTTGATGAGGATTCTAGATTTGACAGCCTTACTGGAGCACCAACTAATAGAGAGTACTCTTGGATCTTTACTCTAGATGATCTTGTTGTACCGAGTGGTAAGGTTGGCAAGGCATATTGGGCTTCTGGTTCAAGAAACGGTGTACCAGCTGGTGTTTCTACTGGCGATTCTGTTACCTCTGCTTCTTACCAAGCTGTCATCGACGCCGGCCTCGCTAAGTTTACTACCCCTCTATACGGAGGCTTCGACGGATTTAATATCACAGAGAAGGATCCATTTAGAGATGGTTTCCTAACACAGGCAACGTCTCAGAATTCTCTCAACAACTATGCTTTCAACACAATTGAGAAGGCGATCAACACAGTATCTGACCCAGAGTTTGTTGAAATGAATATGCTTTCTGTTCCCGGTGTTGTTAACGAGCAGCTAACCGAGAGAGTTATAAACACATGTGAGGATAGGGCAGATGCTCTAGCTGTTATTGATCTAAGAGGTGTTTATCAGCCTGCAACTGAGAACTACAATAGCTTCAAGGATCGTGTCAACGCTACTTCACTCGACGGTGTTGTTACTGCTTTGAGAGACCGCTCCATCAACTCAAGCTATGCTTGTACTTACTACCCTTGGGTTCAGATTAGAGATACGATTTCTGGACAGTTCCTTTGGGCTCCGCCATCTGTCGCCGCAATCGGAACCTTTGCGTCTTCCGAGAG